GTGGAATATAATATTCAACTTTAACAATTACAGGTGTAGTTACTGTTGCACTAGCTTTTAAATATACAATCTTATCAGCAGTTAGTTTAGTTCCCACACTTGTACCAGTTGCAGCACCACCGGAAACATATCCAGTAGAGTTAGGAGCAAAAGCACTTAGTAGTTCTACTCCTCCGTTAGTGAAACCAACGTTTACTGTTTGTGTGGTATTAGCTCCTGTACATATAGTATAAATACCAGAAACAACAGCATCTTTAGGAAGACCAAAAGCAGCAAAACCAGTGGAACCATCAGCTACTTCGATAATACCTACTTTTACGTAGGTACAACGAGAAGCTGGACTGATTACAGTTACACCTTGCGGCCCAATGTTAAGAGCAGCCATAATTATGCTCCTAGTGAACCATAAATACCACGAGGATCAGACCAACCAAAGGAATAACGAGCAGTTGCTTTATATTTCGCATTTTCAGTGTCGAAATCATTATCCATTTCAAATTGATCTGCACGACGTTCAAAGTATTTAAGACCTTCTTTAACATCAGTAAGGATAAACCATGCATCAGCATCAGTTAGATAGTGATTAACAACAACTTCACTAAAGATACCTTGATCTTTAAGTACGTTTGGATCATTAAGATCAGTACCAACACGACCTTCTGCACCAAGGATACGTTTCGCCTCGAATTGTTGTTGATAAGGAATAACCAATTTACGTGGTTTTGCAGCAATTAGCAATCCACGATCATCACGAAAACCAGCAATATCAATGACTGCTTGTTCAAGAGCAGCTTCTGATAAATCACTAGCTGTTGCGATAATATTAGAGAATGTACCCCCTGCTACGTTTGGATGAGAGGCAGATAGAAGAACTACACCATCACCACCAGTATATCCAGCAGTAGTAGCACGATTATAAATACCCGCACCAATAATTTCTTTGGTTTGACGTAGACTACGTGCTAGTGCTTTCGCTTTTTGAGCACCTACTTTACCATACTGATCGTCTTCATAGATTTCACGAGTGATGATAAAACCAAGAGCATATACTACATGGTTGTAACGAGTTGTGAAACCTTGACGTTCTGAATCATAAGTGATTGGAGCACCTTCCGCTTTAACAGAGGCTAGACCAAATGAACTTAAACCAAGATCTTCTTCATAAGCACGATCTGATTTGTTATGTTCAAATAGTTTATCCCATTCAGTTGCATAATCATTATATTCTTTACCATAAATAGCATTAAGACCGGGCCATAATAGTTTGGCAAAGGAGCTTGAAGTAATAACAGACATAATTTATATCTCCTTATACGCCTAGAACGCCGACACTGCCAAAGGCATGGACGTTAGGACGGACTAAAACTCTATTATAAGCACTGGCAACTTCGTTATCAGGGCGTGTAACTAAACCTACAATTTGCAAAGGAAGCGTAGCTGTAACTGCTGGTGCAGTTGTTGAATAAACATACATAGGTGAAGCACCTGTAAGTAGTGGTTGTGTATGTGCAGAAGCACCAATACCTACATTAAGACCAACAGACGCATTAGCAACAGATGCATCAGCTTCTGCTTCATAGATAAGGTCTGGTGAATCCGCAACTAGAACAAATTGTTTAGTTGAGGCAGGACGATACACTGGTGTATCAAGAGCAACGGAACCACTGGATAATGTTCCACCAATAGGATCAAACTTACTATTAATAATACCAACAACCGCACCAACTACATATCCAGAGGTAATCTGAGCAGAGGCACCTACAATTGCTTCTACTGCTGGATAGTAACTAGTAGCTGCGGAATCAGAGAGTTTTACCAAATCTCCGATAAATACAGGTACAGTTTCCGCCTGTGGAACTTCATAAATGTTGCATTGGCCATTATAAGGTGCCCCTGAAACATGTTTTACAGGTCGAAACCCATTAATTTTAGACGTATTAGCCATAAAATCTCCATAAAATAAATAAATACTAATTAGTGCTGATACTTACTTTCCCATAATCAGCACTTTTAGATACATCTTGTTTCATGGCCGTATCTAGTTCATCCAAACGAGCATTCTTTGCTT